TGAGGGTGGGCGCGGTATTCCTATCGACATTGAAGCCCTCCGAGCGGCGGCGGAAAGGATGTAATAAATGGAAATCGCAAGAGCGCGGGAAATTCTCGACCCGGAACACCGGGAGGCGTATGAGAGCCTTGAACCGGTGAATGAGGCTTGCCGGATGGGCGTAGAGGCGTTACGGCGGCGTGTGCCGGAAAGCCCCTACCCTGACGGGGACGCAGGTGTACTGGCCTGCCCATCCTGCGGGAGCGGCGAATACCTGCACAACGAGGATGGGAACCGTTGCCGCTTCTGCGGGCAATGCGGACAGGCGATTGACTGGGACGGCGATGCCGGGGAGGAAGCGGAATGAATATTGTTTCCTTTGGCGGCGGGACAAACAGCACCGCCATGATTATCGGGATGTATCTGCACAAAATCCCTATTGATCTGATTTTGTTTGCGGACACCGGAGGCGAGCAGCCGCACACCTACGAGTTCATGGAGACATTCAATGAGTGGTTGGTGAAGCATGGCATCCCAAAGATTATCTCCGTGGAGTACCACGACAAGGATGGGAACCGATTGACGCTGGAGCAGGAATGCATCGATGGCGGGAGGTTGCCCTCAATTGCCTATGGATTTAAAAAATGCTCTCTCAAGCACAAGATTGGGACGCAGGAGAAGTTCTGCAACAACTATCAACCGTGCAAAGAGGTGTGGGCCAGCGGCCAGCGCGTCCACAAATACATCGGCTACGATGCCGGGGAGACGCGGCGCATCCAACACGCCGCACCCGTCGACGAGGTGGACAAAAAGTACGAAAAACATTACCCGCTCTACGAATGGGGTTGGACGCGCGAGGAATGTGTGCGCGTGATCGAGCGGGCCGGACTGCCGAGGCCGGGGAAAAGTTCGTGCTTTTTCTGCCCGTCCATGAAGAAGAAAGAAATACAAGCGCTGTGGGAGAACTACCCTGATCTCTTTGAGCGGGCTATCGCGCTGGAACACGGGAGCGCCAAGACAAATGTGAGCGTAAAAGGTCTTGGGCGCGACTGGTCTTGGGAGAGCTACTACAACGAGTTCATGGCAAACAAGGCGTTCGAGGAGGCGCAGTTGACCTTTGACCAGTTGTTCCCGGACAGCCCCGGCGGGTGTATCTGCGGCGCTCCGTGCGGGTGCTATGACGGTTAAGGAGGTGGCGGGGGGAATGGATTGCAACATACTGCAAGGCGACGCGCTGGAGCTGCTGCGGACGCTGCCACCAGAAAGCGTACATACCTGCGTGACCTCCCCACCCTACTATAATTTGCGAGATTACGGAGTGGAGGGGCAGATCGGGAACGAGGCCAGCGTGGAGGAATATCTGCAGAAGCTGGTCGCAGTTTTTCGTGAGGTTCGACGGGTACTGCGGCAAGACGGAACTCTGTGGGTGAATGTGGGCGATAGCTATGCCACCAAATCAGGGAACCAGCCGCCGACGAACACCCGCAATTCCTGCGGACACACCGCAAAGCGCGTACCGCAGGGGTACAAGAAAAAAGACCTGATCGGCATACCTTGGCAGTTGGCCTTTGCCCTCCGTGCAGACGGTTGGTATTTGCGGCAAGACATCATTTGGCAGAAGCCGAACTGTATGCCGGAGAGCGTAAATGACCGATGCACGAGGTCACATGAGTACATCTTCCTGCTGTCAAAGTCAGCGCACTATTATTTCAACGCGGCGGCAATCAGCGAACCAGTCACATCGGCCAAAGGAAACGCAAGGACGTTTCGCGGCGGCGGAGCCTATACCGGCGGTCGATCTCACGACAACAGCGCACAGGTGGAGCGTGAGAGCCACGGGAACAGTAAAAACAAGACGGGACGCAGGAACAAGCGGAGCGTCTGGAGCGTAAGCACAAACGGATTTCGCGGCGCACACTTCGCCACATTCCCGGAAAAGCTGATCGAGCCGTGTATTTTAGCGGGTTGCCCAGAGGGCGGCGTTGTACTTGACCCATTTACGGGCAGCGGCACAGCAGGCGTGGTGGCAAAACGCATGGGGCGCGGTTTCGTGGGATGTGAGATCAATCCCTCGTATGTAGAAATGGCCGCCAGAAGAATAGCGGAGGTGGAGTGATGGATTGCTACAACTGCAAAGCGAAAAGTGTTTGCGCGGCGGTGGTGCAGCCCGGCTCCGTGATATGTCTGATGAACCGCATGAGATACTGCGGGACACACGCAGAGGAAGAACCACGGCGACAGCAGGGCGACTATTGCCAGTATTGTGGGCATCGCCTGCGGGAGATCGGACGCGAGCGCTTCTGCAACAATGTGAACTGCCAAAACCGATATGTGAACGTATGAGGCGTGGTTTCGTGGGATGTGAGATCAATCCCTCGTATGTGGAAATGGCAGCCGGAAGAATATCGGAGGTGGAGTAATGGGGTTCAGCAAGAAAACGCGCGAGATCGTCTGGAAGAAATACGGCGGGCGCTGCGCATACTGCGGGCGCGAGATTGCCTACAAGGATATGCAGGTCGATCACTTCCTGCCACTGCGGGCTTGGGGTATCGAAGATGCGGGAACCAACGACATATCAAACCTCATGCCCGCCTGCCGTATGTGCAACCACTATAAGCGGGCGAACACGTTGGAGACTTTTCGGCGGTACATTGCGGAGATACCGCGCAAGCTGCGCGAGGACTATATCTACAAGGTCGGCGTGGTCTATGGGAATATCGTTGAGAACGAGAAGTCTATTGTATTTTTCTTTGAGAAAGAGGACGAAACGAAATGAGCGAGAAAAGCGCGGTATATGAGTGCGTAGACCGGGAGCATGACGCTTGGCGGTGCCGGGCGTGTGGGTACATCGAGAATTTCGAGGCGGACGGGCCAACGGAAAACGGCTGGCACTTCTGCCCCGGCTGCGGGCGGGAGATCATCGTGGAAGTGGTCAATCCGTGTCCGTTCGACAATGACAACTGTATGTGTCAGTTCTGCGAAACGCCGTGCAACAACGGCTTAAACTGCTCTGACTGCGCCCATGAGGGAAAAGCGGTGCATGATGTATTTCTATGCACAGGCTTTGACGGGAGCGTGAAGCAGTACGTTGCGAACTGGAAGCGGAAGCAGATGGAGGAGTTGGGAGGCGAGCGGGAATGAAAGTGTATCTGGCCGGGAAGATCACGGGAGACCCGAACTACAGAGAGAAATTCGCGGCGGCGGCGAAGAAACTGGAGGAACGGGCCGGTGTGACGGTGATTTCCCCGGCGGTCACGCCGGAGGGGCTGAAAAAGGCGGACTATATGCGCATCTGCTTTGCCATGCTGGAGAGCGCCGACGCGGCGGTGTTCCTGCCGGATTGGGAGGACAGCCCCGGCGCACAGCTTGAAAAGCATTGGTGCGAGTATGTGGGGAAAAAGATGGTGTTTCTGATGGAGGGTGCGGAATGATCGACTTCGAGGGCTACTATCTTGTGCCGCCTGATCAGGTTGCGTACATCGAAACGAGGAGAGGCGGCGGGGATGCGCAATATGGGCTGTTCTTGGGCCTGTCCGGCGGGAAAGAGTTGGGCGTGTGGTACAGAACAGAGGAGGCGCGAAAAGCCGCTTATACGAAGCTCGCACGACAGGTCGAGATCGGGAAACGACAGGATGCGGAGAATATCTTGTATCGCCTGCGGTTGATCGAGACCTGTATCAATAAGACGGATAAGCGGACGCTGCGCATTTGGAAGCAGCTCCAACAACTGCTGCATCTGGAAAGCGAGGAGACGGAATGAGCGAGAGAACAACAGAGCGTGTTCTGAACGCGGCGGCAAAGGGGCTGCTGTTTCTGTTCCTGTATGTGATGCTCGACCTGTGCTGGATTGGCGCGGAATGCGTCTTTGAGGGCATCGTGCATGAAAGCAGGGTTGACGGTGTTGTGCTGGCGTGGCTCTGCTTGCTGCTCGTGAGAGAAATCGAGCAGTTTGAGCGGAAAATCAGAGGTGACGGACGATGAAGCCGCTGCTTTGCCGCTTGGGACTGCACAGCCCGTGCAGGACGGAATACATAGAGGTCACACGCCGCCGGAGCGACCGGCACGGCGGGAAGTATCACACAAATTACATCGTCTGCCGCAGGTGCGGGAAGCTGTGCTACCGGATGCGGCGGCGCAGGGAGAAAACGATATGAAATGTGAGCTATACCACGATAATTTCCAGAATTTCAAGCGGTACAATGTGCCGAAAGCCCAGCTTGTAATTGCGGACATCCCATATAACATCGGCGCGGATGCCTATGCCAGCAATCCAATGTGGTATCAGGGCGGCGACAACAAGAACGGGGAAAGCAAGCTGGCAAAGCAGAGCTTTTTCCACACGGACGGTACGTTCAAGATCGCGGAGTATATGCACTTCTGCAACAGGCTGTTGAAGAAAGAGCCAAAGGAAAAGGGACAGGCCCCGGCCATGATCGTGTTCTGTGCCTTTGAGCAGATGCAGACCGTGATCGAGTACGGAAAGCGGTACGGATTTGCAAAAAGCTATCCGCTATTTTTCTGCAAGAACTATTCCGCGCAGGTGTTAAAAGCCAACATGAAGATCGTGGGCGCGACGGAATTTGCGGTCGTCCTCTACCGGGACAAGCTGCCGAAGTTCCGCAACGTCGGCGAGGACGGCGGAAAGCACATGGTTTTTGACTGGTTCCGCTGGGAGCGGGACAGCCGAAAGGAGTACCCGAAGATACATCCCACGCAAAAGCCGGTGGGCGTGTTGAAACGCCTGATCGAAGTGTTCACAGACCCCGGCGACGTGGTGATCGACCCGGTGGCCGGGAGCGGCACCACATTACGCGCCGCCTACGAGCTGGGACGCAGCGCCTACGGGTTCGAGGTGGACAAGAGTTTCTACGAGGCGGCGAGAGAAAAGATGCTCGCACCGATCTTGACGGAGACAACGACAATCTGACGACCGGATGCGGTCGCGCCGTGAGAGCGGCGCGGCCTTGCCGGTTGAAGCGAGACCTGTTTCCGGCGGTGCCGGAGAGAATTTCTGTTGCGGCCGAGGGGCCGCAATGGGCTGGTATACCAGCAGTAAGTTAAGGGACAAGCCATGAAACAGGGGTGTGCCTGACGGCATACGATTGTTGAAATGGCCCGTATGCAAGTCGGTGACGGCGCATACACGCAAAAACGAGGGAGGCGTGGCCGCATGAGCCTGTATTATCGGGAACAAAAGCATATCTGCGGCAAGGACTACGCCACGGCGGGGTACATGGAGGTTGATCTGTACCCCGTGACACCGAAGCAGCACAAGGCGAGCCGGAGAGCAAAGAAGAAAGAAGCCTGTACCCTCGCCCAGCAGACATACAACGACAACCGCTCCAAGAGATACCATGTGCAGCTTGTAAACGCCAACTTCGGAAAGGGCGACTTCTCATGGACGGGAACCTATGACGACGATCATCTGCCAGCGCCGGGAGACACCAAGCGGGCGGATATGGACTGGACGAATTACATCAAGCGGGTGTATCGCTGGTGCGATAAGAACGGCGTGGAGCGCCCGAAGTGGGTAGCCGCCACGGAGTACACAACAGTGATGGCAGACGGGACGATCTGTGGCCGCCATCATCACCACGCGATCATCCAGCACACAGAGGGACTGACCCGTGACGTGCTGGAGGAGCTGTGGAGCGATAAGAACGGAAACAGCATTGGCCTAACACGAGGGGAATATCTCACCGTTGACCACGGAAGCGTGGAGGGCCTTGTAAAATATATCAACAAGAACAAACGGTGCGCCCGAAGCTGGCGGCAGAGCCGTGGACTGGAAAAGCCCAAGACACCGCCGCCCAACGATACCAAGTGGAGCCGCAAAAAGCTGGAGGAGGCCAGCACCGTGTACATAGACGACGCTGCGTTCTGGGAACAGAAATACCCCGGCTACACGCTCAACCGCGTGGAAACCAAGGTGAGCAACGCCGGGCAGCGGCATACCATTGTGATCTTGCGCCGCGCCGAGTGCTGGCACGGGCGAGGAAATATATATCGACCAAGGAGGAAATGAAATGCTGCAAAATGACTACCAGTTCATGTCGTTGCGTGAAATGCGGCTAATCGCCGGGGTGCCAATCGCCGAGCCGTCGCGCATCACCGGAGAGGGCCGCGTTCACAGGCGTGGAAAGGACAAAGCGGAAAAATACGTTGTGAAGAAGAAAAGAGCTGCCACACGGCAGAAAAAGAAAAGCCGCAGAGCGAACAGGAGGAAATGAGAATGAACGATGCCGAACGTTTCGAGCAAATTTTTCTGTCACAGGTGACGAGACCGGGCGCGGACAAGCTGCTGGAGTGGCTGAAAAGCACGGACTTCTTCACGGCTCCGGCCAGCACACGGTTTCACGGGGCCTATCCGGGCGGGCTGGTGAAGCACAGTATGAATGTGTATTATGCCCTGCTGGGGAATATCAATCTGCGCGGTCTGTATTCGCCGCAGACGCAGGCCATCGTGGCGCTGCTGCATGACGTGTGCAAGGCGAACTACTATGCCGGGGAATATCCCGACTACACCGTGAAAGATCAGATGCCCATGGGACACGGGGAGAAGTCTGTCTATCTCGTGATGAAGCACATGGAGCTGACAGACGACGAGGCCCTTGCCATCCGCTGGCACATGGGCGCGTATGACGATGCTTTCCGTGGAGGGAGCCGGGCGCTGAATGCTGCCATGGAAAGAACGCCGCTTGTGCTGGAGCTGCATTACGCGGACATGATAGCGACACAGAGAGAAAAGCACGAAGAGGGACTGTGAATGGCGTACCGGCTGGAGCTATCCGATCTGCCGCCGCGTTACCGGGCGCAGGCAGAGGCACAGCTTGCCGGGCGCGGGAAAAAGCGGGGCGACACCGTGACGGCGGCGGCCCGTGCCGCTGCCATGTCCGGGCTGAAATTTGACAGCCGGGGTGAGTATGAATACTACGTCGGCACCGTTGCGCCAAAGGTCGGACGCGGGGAGATCGTGAAGTGGGAGGCGCATCCATGCTTTCTGCTGTTCCCAGCGGGAGAATACAACGGTGTGAAGCTGCGGAGCATTCAGTACACGGCGGATTTCCGGCTGACCTATGCCGACGGCACGGTGGAGATCGTGGAGGTCAAGAGCAAGTTTGTCCGGCGGATGCAACGGGATTATCCTGTGCGACGGCGGGTGTTTCTGGAGCTGATTGCCCGTCCGGCGGGCTGGAAATTCACAGAGATCATCACGGCGGACAGCAAGGAAGAAATCAAACGCTGGCGGGAGCTGGCGGAGGAGGTATCATCATGTGGGAAAAACGGCTGACGCACTACGACAACGACGGGCGCGTGTATTCCAGCAGGGGTTACGAGGTGGCCCTTGCAAAGCTGGCGTGGTTCGAGGACAGGGAGCAGAAACGGGAGGAAATGCCCGTGTGCGGCCTGTGCCAGCGGCACCAAAAGCTGGAGACCGTGGACGGCACGGCGTTCTGGCTGGAATACGGCGAGGACGGCAGGCCCCGCCTTGTGATGGACAGCACGGCGCGGGGCGGCGGGCTGAATGTGCTGTGCGCGGAGTTCTGCCCCATGTGCGGGCGGTTCTGCGGGAAGCTGGAGGCGGAGCATGAGGAGAAATAAGCATATCCCGGCGCATTTTGGCACCAATGCGGCCCGGACGGCGCAGACGCGCTATCTGCGGGGGAAAACGCCGGAGAGCGAACGGGTGGAGAAAAACCGGGAGGCGGCGGGCCATGTGATCTCTCTGTGCTTCATGGTGGCGCTGCATGACCGCTACGGCATCGGGAAAGACCGGCTCGACCGCGTGATCACCGCCGCAAACGGCGCGTTGGAGCGGTTTGCCGTCAACAAGCGCGGCGTGGGCATGGAGCGGGCGAAAAAGAAGCTGAACGAGGAGTTGGAGGGCCTGCTGACAGAGCGTTTTGTACTGCCAGCATCAAAAGCGCCGAAAAGCAACCGGGATTGGGCCTTGCTGGGCGAACGGCGGGAAGCGGCGGAGATCGTGGTGAAATGCTATGCGCTGGGGGCGCGTCAGGCCCTCGGTTTTGGCTTGGAGCGGCTGAACGAGACCGTCCGCGCCACGGAGGACGTATTCCGGCAGTTTAACGAGTGGGCCGAGGGCGGGGACTGGTTCGGCTACAATATGCTGGCCCGGCGCATGACGGACATTCTCGGCGAGCCGGTGGACGTGGACGAGAGCGACGCGAAAGAGCCGATCTTCGGGAAAACGCTGGATTGACACCACGGGCAAGGAGATTTGGCGCGGAGCCAAGAACAGGAGGCGACGGATGCGGTATGGCAGCGTGAAGCACATAGCCCTGTACTACAAGGCAATTCCGGGGATGCTGCGCCTGCTGCGGCAGGAGCGGGCGGAATTGGAGGGCAATTATTACGGACTGCGGGGACTGGCGTGTGACGGAATGCCGCGCGGTTCGTCGCCGGGAAAGCCGACGGAGGAAAGCGGGCTGCGGGCGCTGGAAAACGGCGTGAGCGAGCGGCTGGCGGAGATCGAGGAGACGGAGCGGGTTTTGTCCGGGGATGAAGCCTGTATTCGCGCCTGTCTGGACGCGCTGAACGGTAAGTACAAAGAGGTCATTGTGATGCGCTATGTGCGTGGGTACAGTTGGGCGAAGATCAGCGCGAGACTTGGGACGGCGGACAGCACGGCCCGCGACTGGCACACAAGGGCCATGGAGCGGCTGGGCGAGGTGCTGGAGGAGCTGCCGGAAGCGGAGGCGCTGACCCGTCGCGCGTCGCGCGCGCGTACATAATAAGCGGCAAAAAATTTTTGACTGTCCGGCGGGGCTGAGCAAGGGCTGTATTGCCGACTGACCTTGTGGCGGAACACCACGGCGGCGGAACGGGAAAACCGGCCTTATAGGAACAAGTTTTTCAAGACTTCGCGCGTGGCGCGAAAGGGTTTCCGTGATCGTCGGGGCGGCGCTGGAAAAACAATTTGCGAATGGGAGGAAAAGACCGTGGATTTTGTGGATAAGCTGGTGGAGGGCATGAGGCGGCTTTTTGTGCGGAGAGCGAGGCGAAAAGCGCTCCGGCGGCGGTGCAGATACCTGTACAGCAGCAAGAGAAGATAAAAATGCCCCGGCGGGCCGTTTTGGTACGGTCTGCCGGGGTTTTGTTCTGCACGATAGCAAGTCGGATTTGTGTTACTTGTCGGCGGGGCTGTCAAGCTCCAGAGGGCGTCCCTCGCGCTTCATGCGTTCTTCGCAGGCTTGCAGCACATACGCCTGTACGCTCTGCCCGGCGGCCTTGGCGGCGGCGCGGATGGCGTTGCCGATGGGCTTAATAGGGCGGGCGCTGATGCGGTCGCATTTGGCGTTGTAAATATCGTTGTTGCGGCGCTTGCTTTCGGGTATGGGCATGGTCAATCCTCCTTTTCCGGCTCGTCCGGGCAGTCTGTCAGGTCGATCACGATGATCTCCGGCGGCTGCGGGGCGAGCTTGTAATATTTTCCGTTTTCGTAGTGCTGATCGGTCACGCCGTCATACCAGCATATATCGCCGTGTTGGGCCTGCGCCGCCTCCATGCGGCCTTGTGCCTGCTGCTCGGTGAGGCCGTCAAAGGTGAGGCGCTGGCCGTCGGCAAATTCGGCCACAAGGCGGTACGCGGGGAACACTTCGGGGACTTCGTTCATGGTTTGCCTCCCTGTTCGGTTTTGTTTTGTCGCATTATAACACGCGGGCGTGTAAAAGTCTACGGGGCAATTTTGGCGGAGGCGCGGGCTTTAATGGCATCGCGGGCAGCGATCAGCAAGGCTAACTCCTGCCGGTTTTCTGTGCGCTGATGGTTTTGGACATAGCGCTCGGCGGTTTTACACAGGTCAGCAAGGTTCATGCCGGGGCGGCCCGCTGCTTCCTGCAAACAGGCTGTCAGATGAAGAATGTGCTTGCGCTCGATCTCCTGCGCGGGTTCGCTTTGATCGCCCGCGATATATGCGCGGGCCTGAGCATCGTTCAGTTTGGCTTTCATAAGGCCCCTTTCTCCCCGTCGTGCCGGTAGGTCAGCTTGTGGTTATTTTCTGGAGTGGAGCGCGAGGATATAGCAACCGGGGCTTTCCTGCATCTGTGCGTCGGTGCGCTTGGCAAACTCGGCTTCGTTCAGAAGAACGGCGGGGGCATAAATGTCAGCCTTTACGACATCGCCGGTTTTGGGGTCGTAATGCTTCACGGCGTAGACGGCGTGATCTGCGCCGCTTTTTGTCATATCCAGATAGGCGGCCCGTCGCACTTCGTCCAGCATAGTGGCGAGGCCGGAGGCGTTTGTATAGCGCGGGACGAGGTAGGTGCTGCCGTCATGGAAGAAATACATGATGTTGGGATAGCTGTTCATGCCGTGTCCTTTCTGCCCTCGTGACCTCCGGGGCGGGATTTGGTTTGTTATTCGGTCAGGCCGAGGGCGCGGCGGGCGGCGGCTTCGGCGTTGGGGGTAAGCTGGCGCTGCCACGCGCTATAGCGGGGCGACCAGCGGAAACCGTTTTGCTTCAGCGCGGCGCGGGTCTCCTCGTCGGGCTTCTCGTCAAAGAGTATCTGGAGGCGGTCGGCTTCGAGGTTGCGGACGATCTCGCCGCCGGAGAATTTTGTGCTTTCGGCGGGTTGCTCGGCCTGCTCCGTGCGCTTGTCCAGCTCGTCAAGACGGGCTTGTACGCGCTTGATCTTGCCGCGCAGGCTGGTCAATTCATAGTCGGGGATGGGGTGCTTTACCCACGGGCAGCGCTGGCAGGTGTCGGCAAAGTCGGCGGTGAGCTTGGCGGCTGCCTCGGCGGCCATGCCGGGAAAGCCGTCAAAGGATTTGTGATTGCGGTAATAGGCGTTCAGAGCCTTGTTGCGGTCAAGCTGGGCTTGCAGCTTTTGGAGCTGGTCAGTGAGCATTTCGCGGGCGTGGGGGTCGGCAAGGTCTACCGCGCCGGTGCCGACGGCCTCGATTTTGTTCAAGATGGCCTTGATCTCGTCGTACTCGTTCCAGAGGGTGCCCTCACGGGACATCTGCTTTTCGTGCTTTTTCATGTTGTAATTGCCCGCGCCGGAAATGAACTGGCTGGGATAGCTGGCCTGATTGCGGTTGTAGTCGTTCATCCACTGGGCAAGACGGCGGGCGTAGCGGTCAA